CCAAAAATAAAGCCGCATCAAGAGTTTCATAAGTCATTGAATTTTGAGCTATCCGCTCATTATCCGGTGACATCTCTCGAGTCTCTGGTTCTGGAAGGTTAATTTCCATCTTGAAATCATCCTTATCTTTATTCTGCACAAACTCTTTAAGTCTGCAATCAGAACACATATGCTCAAACTTCCAATGCTTACAAATCCTCGTTGGACGATTCATTGTACCATCAAAAGCTCGCTGCTCTTTATCCTTGTGAGCAGTACAAGTTTGTCCAAGCCATCGCATGAATGTGTGGATATCGATCCACTTGAGTTCTTTACCTTCGAAAGATACTGGGCGATATTCCCAAGTCTTGTTAGTGAGTTGAATCACTTCCTCGACAAGAATATCCCATCTATCAATCTCATCACCTCCGAAGATGATGGATTTATCAAAAGTATTAGTACCCTTATAGCAATATTGAGCTTTTGCTTTAAGGGTGAAAACCCAAGGAAATCTACGTACTCCAGCAGCGGGTGCTGTGAAGTAGTCTCTTGCTCCAAAATCTTTGATGTTTGCAGTTGCAATAACAATTTTACAATTTGGAGTAACAGTAGATTTATCTTCGATTCCAGGCATATTCAATAATGGCCTGACGGGATTAATAACCCCGATAACATCGTTAACAACAGTATTTCCTGCTGAACCAGGAATAGCCTGGCCCAAATCATCGTATACCCAAATTCCCTGTTTATGTTGAGCTCCATTATAGAACTCAACACCAGGTTGTCTAGTGTAGATATTTGAAGCGTGCATGGATTCCCCATACACACTAGCACAAATAGTCATACAAATATACATAAACTCTGATTTCATAACTCCAGGAATGGAGTTAATCAGGAAGGAAAAGGGAGTAGGATCTCTCTTTCCCGCTGCCGCTAATGAATTAAGGTTATTAATAGCTAAATTCAAATCAGACATCAACTTAACAAATACGGAAGAAAATCTGGAGTGCATGCGCTTGTCAAGCGACATTGCTTTCCCAATTTTGTATTGTTCCTTACCCCACTCAATTGCTCGTTGAGTAAGGGTGTATCTAGAAATGGAAGTAGTGATATCTATCTTACGATCAACATCAAACTTCTCCTGTAAATATTCTAGATCATTGTGTCTATTTATGAATTCAAGAACGTCAACTTGCCACACTTCGAAAGTGTCTCCTTTCAAGAAAATATGCAAGCCTCTCTTTTCAGGGGGAGTGGTAAAATACTCTACGACTGAATCTCGAGCTGCTTTAACGAATTCTCCAATAGCAACAACTCCAGCGATATTCGATATCCCTAAAGATACGAATTTGTGAAAGTTATTCCAATGGGAAAGAGTCTTTACGAATCCAGCACTCATAAGAATGGGTGCTATAGTAATAAATTCTCCAATTCGATTAAATTTATGCCATAGCGAAGATCCAGTAACAGCTTTAGACTGTTGACCAAATACTTGAGCTATTGAGTCGGCAATGCAACCTACCATTTCTGATAGTTCTTTGCCTTCCCGTTCTTTATTCAATTTGAATTCAGGTTGAGACTGATAAATAGGTAATAAGGTTCTATTACCATTTTCATCAACCTCATAAATGCCCACGTCATCATGAGCTTCTCGCTCCATTTGCTCTATCCAACTAAGATCAAGTTCATTAAAGTTAACTGGTTTATTATCTTTATAAACCTTTTCTAAGAAGGACATGTGTTCGAATAATAAAGGAACCAATCCTTTACTAAGAACCGTCTCGGTAATGGAAATGCCGAGAACTTGGTTGTAAAAAGTCGAGAACCAAGCTAAAACTCCTACCCAATTCTTGCGAACTGAAATAAGAGTAGCAATGGATGAAATGAAAGTTTCGACTACATTAATCTTAATAGTTTTTGTCAAACTATTAAGAGTTTTCGTAAAACTCTCTGGTTCCGAATCATATTCCATCAATTTTGGAAGCGAAGCCTTTCGATTAAGTAGTTTTGGTGACAAACTCAATCGACTAGCTCGCTCTATTAAGGAATCAAACTCATGATCTTTTACAACTCTAGGGGTCATTCGCTTCTTGGCGGTCTTGCGTTTGCGAATGAAGTAAGCTTCTCGTGCATGTGCTGCATGATCATGCTTACGTTTACGGCGCCTATCAGCTTTGAATTCGAGAAATTTCTCTGCATCATCGCCAATAGTGCCATTGAAAAGCAAAGTCTTAAAAGGTTTAGGTACGACCTTTTGAGAAACTTTGGCCACTCTAACCTGCTTGCGCCCTAGGTTAGAATGATTAATTTCATTCGGGTTGGGGACACCTATGCTAGCCTTGCTTAAAACTGACATTAGTGAAAAATTGTTTCGTTTCGGGAAACACGCGCTTATTTTGCTGAGCCTAAGCTACTCACAGTGTTCTTTAAAGTGTGCACAGAAACACTTGTTCTAAGTAAACTTCGTTATCAAACTTAATAGATAATCGACTAAGAATCTGAAATTCTCAGTCCCCTTCTCTAAAATTTGACGATGAAGTATCCCTTGGAGGCCGCCACCAAGAGCAACATCTACTGCTAGGTACAGTATAGAAACACTTAAACTAACTGAAATTGAAATTTAATCGTTGCACCCCTCAGTGCATTAAAGTGTGTTTCCTAGTATTCAAAACCTATCGGACGGTTTCCGGTCTTTTACCAACTTATCCTTATATCCTCTTCACAGAAAAATCTTCTCTGATTGACTAATTCGTCAATCCCAAGCTCCCATCTTTCAGGGCCATGGTGTTCATCGATTAATCCTTCGGCAGAATATAAACATATTTGGTGATAGTAAAGTTAAAGATAAGAAATAGCAAATGCTTAGCTTCTTATCGTTAATTTGAAAACTACGTTTATATAGAAACGTGGTTCTAGTTGACATTTCGTGCTTATTAAATCTAATCTAACTCGCGGTAGTCCATTTAAGCGACATACGCTGAATTGATTTCTATCGATTTAATAATAGATTGTTTCAACTATGGCAACGTGCATATTACTGCGCGCTGTTACCTTTTGG